TGTTGCCCGCTATGTCGATTTCAAACTGCGCCTGACAAACCTCAGCGAACGTCCATTGCAAGAACGACGACTGATAGCGCAAGAACGGAGGAGGTCGATAGCGGAACGTGCATGGCTCAATTTTAGGCCGCTTCGGGCGGCACCCATTTAACCTGGCTACTTCATGCGAAATGATTGTCTCGGCAATTTGGGCATCCGAGCGGCTGCGAAGATCCATGCCGTATTCTGTGCCCATTTTGATTCGCAGCTCAAGCTGATCATGCAGCCCTTGGAATATCAAGTGAGTTGTCGGAAGGTCCGAGGCGATGTTATACCAGCGCACAATGAGTTTCTGGTCTTCAGTGAGGATTGTGCCTGGCGGGATGGGTAAGTCCTGCATACGTTTAGAATGCAGCCGCCCGCCGTAGGCTTTTAGATTTGCGCGCAGTGGGCACACCTCGATGAGATCGATGTGATTCGCTTTCACTCGTCCTGCTTTGAGATGCTTCAGGACCTCGTCCCCCCGCTCGTTACGAAGGATGATTTCTTCGGTAGCCCATTGTAGGGCTTCGCAGCCATGGCTTTGCAAGGCGAGCGAAATAATAGGTAAGTCGTAGCTGTAGCTGTTGAATCCCACGATACAGAAGTTCTGGATTATCCATGCAAGCTTACCTAGGCTAACCAGCCTATTATCTTCGTGCATCTCAAAAAACGATACTTTGCCAGTCACCGAATCAAGAAAGGAACATAGGAAATAGTTAGGATATACCTCAACGTCGAATATGAGGGTGTGCTTTTGCTCGTACGCTGCGCACAAGTCTGCGTCGTCCATAAGCTGCACGTTAAACGCGCGCGCCTCGTCCAAGTAAGGCAAGTACTCTGGGCTCTCCCAGATACGCTCAGGCGGAGTGCGTTTGACTTTCTCCTTGACGACTTTGGGTTCCGGAGTATCGTCCCAGAACATGCCCGCGATGTCATTCCTCATCGACGCATACCGACGATCAAGCCTCGGATTTTCTTGCCGGACCAAGCAACGCGATTAGGGTAAGTGCTCCAGTTGATCTTTGTGGCTAAAGGTTCCAGCAAGGCGAGTACTTTCAAGTTGTAGATGCCTATGAGCGTTTGGTCGGGCACTTCTACGCTAATGCCTTCCTCCAGCTGCGTGCTGGCGCTGCCAGGTTGCAAGTACACTCGCGCCATTTCGTCAATGAATGGCCGCAGCGTGCCGAGCGCTTGCCAGAACTCCGCGCTGATAGGCGAAGCGTTGTCAGGCGCTGCCTGATCGAGCATCTCGCGGATATTGGGCCAGTCGTTTGACATTAGCTGGGTTCTGAGCCAGCGGTCGCCTTCGTAATGGAAGGTCGCGCTGTTCGCGGTGAGCTGAACCTGGGTTGGCTCCTCGCCGATGCGGATCATCTCTTTGATGGTGTACTTCGGGATCACCACCTTGAAGGGGAAGTTGTAGCCCAGCCAGCACTCCGCCAGTGCGACGTTGTTGGTAGCGAATGCGCTGGCACCATCCAACAGGATGCCTGTCGCCCAGGGCCGCGACGCATCCTCGCCCACTAGCTCGTACAGGTACGCCAGCGCGGGCAGCAATTCGCCGTCCACAGGGACTATTTCGCCCTCGGGTGCTAGCTCGGGGAACAAGTCCTCAGGCACGCTGTCGATATGCGCGCGAAACTTCCCGCTGCGAATGGCCAGCTTGCCGCTGGGCGTCAAATGCAGCTGGGCGGTTTCGGTGCATGCTTCAATGGCGCGCACGAACGGATCTGCTTTCGGGCAGCAATCGACGTCCAGGGCAATGGGCGCGCTAAGGCTGATCTTGCCGTTGTAGCTTTGGATCCTCCCGCCAGCGATGTGAAAATGGGTCATCGCGGGCACGAGGTCTTTCTTCGCTACAGCGCCCTTGACGAAGTTCAGTGCTTCAAGCATCGAAGAGTCCTTGGTTCTCGTTGATGAATACTGCGTTATGGGTGTTGATCATGCGGTTGAGTTCGCAATAACCCCAGATACAATACGCAGCGCGCGCTGTAAAGCTCGTGCGCAGCTCTTGCACCGTAAACCCTACGCGAGCGAACTCCCGCGCGTACACCGCTTGCTCGGGATCGCTAAGCGTGTCGAAATGCCGACCCTCTTGCTTGCGGGCTGGGCTTTTCTCCGACACCTGGATAGGCCCCAATCGCGGATGGAATACCCAACCGAATGAGCTGAACTGTACCCAAGAGGAGGAGTCAACCGACCACCATGGATAGCGCTCCATCAGCGGGATTGAAGTCATGCCGAAGCCGTGCACCTTCACCCGTGGTCGGCCCGCTGCATCGGTCAGGAAGTGCTCCCACAAATAATCCAGCCAGACGAACAAGTCGCGGGTAGAAATGGGCACCATACCGCCAAGCGTGATGTACTCGTAGTTGGCAACATAGTACTCGAGGTAGCGGGTGTCTTCGCCGTAGTGGAAGCAAGGCAGCGCGCGCACGCCGTCCTGTTCCATGCGTTGTTGATTGCCCCAAGTCGCAAGCGGATCGCCTACCGCATCCAGTACCGACGCGACTTCGATAATGTCAGCGTTGTCTCGACAGAAGCGGCAGTATTCTTCAACATCAACGACGATGCCTTTGGTGAAAGCTGAGAACGCGCCTGAATCGAGAAAGACCTTGATACCGGCTTTGCGCGCCTTCTGAGCATCCTTGTCGGTGTTGAAATAGTGATAGGATTCAAGACGATAGGGCACGTCTTCTACGATGGCGCGCTGAACTGGATTACACTTCTGGTAAGTGGTTCCCAGATAGATTCCGTTGTAAAGAGTGCCTGCGACATAGAGACGCATAGTTAACCCTATTCAAAGAGATTACCGTCGAGCGGCAAAGGGCTTGCTGCATCCCTGATCATAGAAATGCTTTTCACCTTCAAATCCATCGGCTGGCAAGCATATCGAGGGTCGTCATCCATACAAGGGCCGCGGCGCATCGCGTTTATTTTCGACCCGCCCATGAAGAAATTGGTTGAATTGACGAACAGCTTTCCATGTTTGCCTAGTGCTTTGAATGTGAGATCCCGGTGTCGTTCAGAACGGTTTGTCCACAGATGTAGCTTGCATCCGAGCGCATGCAGTAAGTACAGAAGGGGAAGTCTCCGCTTGATTACAGGGGTCGGGGAAAGGTTGAACATCCACCAACTAAGGCGGTCAGACTTCGGCACGCTAAGGGGAACGGAGAAAGCTTGCAAGATGCAGCCGTCTACATCGATGTAAGCGTGCCCCTTGCGCAACGCGTCTATTGCGAATCGGATTGTGAAAAACATGGCTCACCCCTTTGCAATAGATAAGAACTCCGAACGTACCAGCGAGTCGCGAAACACGCCGTGCAACGCGCTAGTAGTAGTGTAGCTTCCGGGCTTGTTGATGCCTCGACTCTCCATGCACATATGGCGAGCCTTTACGACGACCCCGCACCCGCGCGGTTTGAGATGTTCCATGAGCGCTTCTGCAATCTGATTGGTCATACGCTCTTGTACCTGGAGCCGGCGCGCGAACACGTCCACCAGGCGAGGAATCTTGGACAACCCAACGATGCGGCCATCTGGGATGTATGCTACTGTAGTCGTTCCGAAGATTGCCGCCATGTGATGTTCGCAATGGCTGTAGAATGGAATATCGCCGACGACCACCATTTCATCGTAGCCATCTGCACCATCCTCGAACGCTTTTAGGATTTGAGCGGGATCCATGCTATAGCCACAGGTCCATTCGCGCCAGGCTTTTGTAACCCGCGCAGGGGTCTCAAGCAAGCCCTGCCGCGAAGGATCTTCGCCTATGAATTGAAGGATGCGTGTAATATCATCGTCGACTCCTGAACCTGCGTTCATGGTTTCTCCTTAGATGCTGTAGGTTGCCGAACACTTGCGGGTCTCTTCGATTTTGCAACGCTGGAGGATGACGCTGGTACCTTTGAGGGCGGACGGCCCTACCACCTGCACCAGGTATTCAGCCATGTTTTCGGCAGTAGGATTGAATGGCACCATTACGACACCAACAGCGTCAATCATGATCAGGGCGGTTGCGTCGGGATCGTCTTGCCAGATCAAGAAACGATGATCCCAGTGGTCCTCGAGCCAGTTGCAAAGCAAGGATTTAACTACGCTGAAGTCAACGACGCGTCCTACTTGGTCTAGGCTTGTCTCTGGCGCGCACGTGAAGGTGACTCGATAGTTATGCCCATGCAGATGCGCACACTTGGACTCATGCCCGTAGACGCGATGCCCGCAGCTGAAGTCATGATACCGCTCAATGGTGTAACCCATTTCAGACCCTCCTGGTATCGTATTTGCCTTCGCCATTGCGAGGCATGTCGATCATTGCGCTGTAACGCTCGACCAACTCACTGCGGTAGTTAGGCGTCTTGGGCAGCGCCATGAGCTGCATGGATGCCGCGCGCAAGATCAGCGGGTCAGGCACGTCTGCATCCTCGAACCCGCGGGCGCGCAGGAGCGTCGCATGGTCATGACCCAGTGGCGGGAATTGCCCATCATAAGAGGTGTGGCTGTACGCCAGCGCACTGTAGCAGCCTGGCAGTTCGATCGCGAGCTTGACCGATTGCGCCTTGGTCAGGTTCATGAGCGGAGTCATGATCCTGAGCCGCGCAGGTGCGCCATCCTCTCCGGTGAAGGTTCCCAGCGCACACGCCTCTTCAAGAGCGTCAATAAATCCCTGCCTGCAATCTGGGTAACCTCCAAAATCCTCTTGGCACACGCCGGTAAACATTGACTGGCAGCCTAGTGCATAGGCGCGATTCGCTGCAAGGGTCAAGAACATCTGGTTGCGCATGGGGACGAAGGTCTTTTCGAGCTTATCAGGCAGGTGCCGGCAGTCTTCATACTGCTCAAGCTTGCTGGAGGATACCAGGGGCGAGGTGCTGCGCAGGACGCCTTTACCCAGCACGATGAACTCATGGCTCTTGGCGCCTACCAGCTCGCCAATCTTCTCTGCGGCTTCCAACTCGATGGAATGGCGCTGGCCATAGTCGAAGGTGACTGCGTGCAGCTCGTGATTGAGGTCCTTGGCGTAAAAAGCGCAGGTGGTGGAGTCCTGGCCGCCGGAGAGAACAATGAGTGCTTTTTTGCGGGTCATTATGCAAGTCCTATGATTTTGTGAACTTGGAGGCACAACCTGTAGCCGTGCTTGCGGCAGGAGCCGATGATGGCTTTGAGGTTGCGATCGTTTGCTTCAGGGTCGGCTTCGTCCACAGGTTGCAGAAAGACGTCGCGATCCCAGTGTTGCGGCGGGCGGAATAGCTTGTGGCCAGGCTTGATGGGATGATCCAGCGCGCTATTGGGTAAGCCATCCGCCGGATCCAAGCTCGCTGCGGTGCCTACATACTTGAGCGCGCTCAGGTGTGGCACCAGCTTCGGATGCACGATGTGCATTTTAGGCGAGCAGACAACGAACAGCCGCGGGTGATCCCACGGAAGGTCGCGGTACAGCGTGCCGTTGGTTTCGATTTGCACCCGGAAGCCCTTGACGAGCAGCGCCTCGACAACAGGGCGGATGGGCTGGCGGAAGGGCTCGCCACCGGTGATGACCACGAGCTCGGGGATCGGGTAAGTTAGGTCTTTCAGCTCGTCCAGCAAGGTTGCGGGCCCGTAAGTCACTCGCACGCTGGTGTACTCTGTGTCGCACATAGGACATTGAAGGTTACAGCCTGCAAGCCGGACGAAGATGGCGCGGCAGCCTGCAAAAGGACCTTCGCCTTGTATGGTGGCAAAGATGGAGTGTACCGCAATCGAGGCCGCGTCCTTGATGACGGGCTCGACAGGTTGGGTATTGAGGATCATCGGGAGTCCTTAAAAGAACCGGCCCCATGATTGGAGCCGGCTAAAACCTGGTGGGTCGGTTTGGAAGCGAAGCGGCTTATGCAGCCTTCTTCACCTTGACGCTGGGCTTGCGACTCGGGACATCGTGTGCGATGCGCCAACGTTGGTACTGGGTAGCGACAGTAGCTTCGTTGATTCCTTCCTTCGCGCAGGCTTCCATTACAGCATGACGTTCCGCAGGAGCACCCTTGGCAGACAGTTTGTTGGCGACGTTCCAAACTGCCGCACTGGTAGTACCCTCACGCGGGATCGCGACACCATTCATTTGTTCCTGCGGTGCACGTTTCGCTTTGGGTTCCTTTGTCGCCTTTGCGGGCTTGGACTTCGGCGCAGCCGGCGCCTTCGGGGTCTTCTTAGCAGTATCCATTTCACTTCTCCTTGCGGTTGATTAGGGTGTTGCGATGGGTGAGTTTGCGCAGTCAGGTTGGCGAGGTCAAGAGGCGAGCTAGAGGCCTTTCGATGATTTCCATTTGCCAAACTGCACGTTGATAGTCCCTACGTTGACGCCTTCCTGGGTGCAAGCTTCGTTCACCAGCTTGCGGAAGCCCTTGAGGTCCTCCTTTTCCTTCCAGCTTGCCCACAGCTTGTCGGCAATATCCCAGACCTTGCCCGTGCTGGTGCCCTCTTTGGGGCGCGCTGCGGATGCTCCTGGGGCGCGGGGCGCCTTAGGCTTGCTCTGGGGCGGGGAAGGGGCAGGACGCGCGCTGCGGCGCTCCTGCGAGCGCTCCGGAGCGGGCGCGCGCTGGCCCCGCAAGTGCGCAATGGTTCCCTCTGTGGTTACGCCCGGCCCATAACCCAGGCCCGCAGCGAAGCAATGCCAATACGAGCTGTCTGCCCGCTTGCGGTTGCGTTGCGGTTCGCTGGGCCACTTAGGCAGGGTCTTGGGCTCGTCGTTGCCAGGATCGAACCCGAGCGGGCGCGCATCATCCGGCTTGATTGCGAAAGCCTGCACAGTGAGATCATCAGTGCTATAGGGCAGCGCCAGCCAGTCCAGGCTCTCGACCGCGTCGCGCACGGTTTTGATGATGTCGGGATAGGACGCCTTCTTTGAGATGGCGACTCCCACGCTCTTGGCGATGGACGCAAGTTGTTCGGCGTTAAACACGGACCAGCCCTTGCTGGCGCCTAGCGCGATGATCTGGGTGTCAATGTTGGCGAACTGGATCACCGCGAGGGCAGCGAGGGCGGTGTAGCTGTCGTGACGGGCAATGGCGCGCCAATTGGTTGTGTCGATCAATACTTTCACGGCATTGGTTTCGCATTTGAAGTGGAGGATGGCGGAAGCGTCGGGTGAATGCGTCTTGTAGATTACATCACAGGCTGCATCAATGTCAAGCGCTTCCACGAAGCCTGCCTGGCGGCCGTTGATGAAGGCTTCAAAGCGTTTCATTGGTTCCAGTCCTTGCGCAGGCTGCCATCGACTCTACATTGTTCAGAATAGACATGCTTGTAGTCAGGCCAGCCTAGTTGGGCAGCAGGGTTAGACCTGCGCAAATGAACCATATGGCAGTACAACGAAGCTTCTTGTTGAAACGCAGGGTCGTTTCCATCAATTGCGAGCGCTATAAGTAAGCATAGCAGAACAACAAAACCGAGTGCTTTTTTGGATTTAGGACAACACATCACTGTAATCCTCAAGCCCTGTTACTAGCCCGTCAAAGTCTTCATTTGGGCCCAGCAATTCTGCAAGCATTAGCACGGTGTTCAGCGGCACGCTGTAAATGTCCGCGAGGCTTTCGAGGTAATGTTTGCGGTTTCGATAACCGTTTTCAACGTAGACGTTCATGGATGCTCCGGTAGAATGGGAAAGCGCCATCTTTGGCGTCTGAATGGTTAGCTATTGCGAAATGCCGTCAACCACGACTGATATTGAGTACGGGCAGTGTAGTAGCTAATCCCTTGTTCAATTGCTTTTGCAATGACATCCTTGCGGCGCTTTCCCTTCATGCTATCGCATAGGTCCCACATGAGCCGGGTCGGATTCTCGACCTTGCTCTTGCCTGTAGCTTGGGCCAGTGTCTTGTAGCTGGGCGCTGCGAGAACAGGGGCGAGCTTCGGAGTGGGTGCGGCTGGTGCCTGGACCTTCTTGGCGGAAACCTTCTTCGAGGCTGGCTTCTTGGAATCCTTCACAGGAGCCTTTTTGCTGGATGTCTTGGTAGTCATGGTAGTTTCCTCTTTGGTAGTTAATTGGGCGGCTGCCCTTCTTGTAGACCTAGCATCCTCGGTTCTAGATGCTAGGTCAACGATGAATTTCGATCAGCATTCGGCTGAAACAACATTGCCGTTATCGTCAATCGTCATCATGCGGTAGTCAGCGCGATTTTCTCCCACGAGGACTAGGCTCTCTTCGGCATTCCCCTTCGAATCAAACTTGGTTGCATTATCACGGTCCCAGCAGGCGCGCATCGAAGTGCCGCTGTCGCGGTAGAACGTAGATCCGTTGCGGCTCGCGAAGATGTATTTGTTCATTTCGTTTCTCCGGTTGAGGGGCGGTTCATCCCGCCCATGTAGATATATTACCCTCTTCTAGAAGCATGGCACGTCTTTTCTTCTAGAAGCTACCCGTCATTCAGCGAGCATTCATCTACCTGAACCAGCGCCCGTATAGCACAACCCTTCTAGAACGGCACGTCGTCCGGATCAAAGCTGTCGCATCCGAAAGCAATGACCCGAGCAGGAGGCCTTTTACTTGCAAGCTTGCATATTTCAAGTCGTTCATCGAAGCGCTGGCAATTAACACAGGTGCGCCGGGCCCGCTTCGCTGCGGTTCCAAACGAGACTGCGACGTCGTGGATTGCCTTTGCCAGGCTTTCGTTGACGCCATCCAGCTCTTGCTTACTCATAGACATATCCCATCACCCTTGGTCGAGGCGCATTGGTCCAGACTTTCAATTGCCTGGGTATGCGCAAGTGTTCAGTTAGCTTGATTGCATCCGCAATGCTGTCAGGTGCTGGCCAGCCTTCGGGGCAGCGGTCCCGCCACCAGTCTTCAGCCCGCCGACGCGCGTTGCCGGAGTGCTCGAAACAGATCCATTCCTCGAAGCGCTGCGGAACATCGCCTGGGGTGTAGTAGCTGACCCGCAAGCTAGGCGGCTTGTCGCTATTGCGGCGCTTGCGATAGTGGTAAGTCACGCGGTCGATAGAAACAAGCTCGACCACCGGCTCAGGCTGCGCGTCGCGGGTCATGACTTCCAAGTCGCTCGCGCGTCCGTCGATGTGCAGCACAATGCCGAACTCGTAGCCGCAGGCAGGACAAATGCTGCGGCTTGCATGCACGTACTCCGCGCATTGCGGGCATACGCGCACGGGCGCGCCCTGCGACTCGTTGCGCTTGCGCTTGCCCTTAGGCGCGCTGATAACAGGATTGTTGATAGGGCCCAGGCGCTCGGTGTTATGCGCAAAGTCCAGAACTAGGCATCCTTGCGCCTTGGCGCCCGCGGCAATCGCTGCTAAGCGCTGCTCGGCGCTGTCGAGCGCATAGCCAGGCGCATACGCCGGACGCGTGCCCCGACCCAACATCTGCACCCATAGCGAGCTGGAGCGGGTGAAGCGTAAGACGCCTATGAGATCGACTTGCGGCGCATCGACCCCTGTAGTTAGCTTGTTCATGCTGACGGCCGCGCGGTACTTGCCGGCTTTGAAATCGTTAAGGCGTTGTTGAGCATCCTTGCATTTGCTATGGATGGCAATTGCTTCAACCCCATGGTCGTTCAGCATCTCAGCTACATGCTCGCAGTGGCTGACGCCTGTTGCAAATACCAGCCAACAATTGCGACCTTGGCCCCAGTACAACATCTCTTCGACCGCTTGCTTAGTGAGATCCTGCTGGTCTAGCGCGTGCTGCATCTGCGACAGCACGTACTCTCCCCCGCTGACTCGCAAGCCTTCATCGCTAAGCCTCAGCTGGGTACGCTTGCTGTACAGCGGCGCCAAGTAGCCTTGATCGACAAAGTAATTCCAAGCCGCAGGCGTGGTCATGTCGATGGCAACGTCGGTAAAGATGCCGTTGGCGGTGAGCTTGCCCAAGCCCAGCCGCCAATCGGTCGCGGTCAGCCCTATGATCTTGAGCTTCGGGTTGACTGCGCGCATCTTATCGATGAAAGCCTGATACATAGTTTCATCACGCGGGCTGACCAGGTGCGCCTCATCAATGATGATCAGGTCCACCCAGAAGAACAGTGCAGGCTTGTCGTAGATGCTCTGTATACCAGCGAAGATAATTTGGTGCATAGTATCGCGGCGATTCAATCCCGCGCTATGCACGCCCGCAGGTGCGCTCGGCCAAAGCTCGAGCAGCTTCGCGTAATTTTGCTGAATTAAGGTTTCTACGTGGGTGATAGCAAGGATGCGCGTCTGCGGCCACGCTTGTAGCGCGCTGCGGACGAAGTCGCCAATGACAATGGACTTGCCGGTACCTGTGGGCATCAGGACAAGCGGGTTGCCGCTATGCTCCCCGAAGTAATCCCACAATGCCTGTCGCGCGTCCAGTTGGTAGTCGCGAAGCCTGATCATATAACGTCCAAAAAGAAAGAGCGCGTCCTTGCGCTCTCATTGGCTATCGCATAGCTCTGATTTTATCGCATGTGCGCAAGGCGGCGGTGAGATGATCGTCTAACCTTTGCAGGGTCGTTCCTTCCACAATGTTCTCATCCTCCATTTCGTGTTCCTCGCAAAGGCGCTGTACCGTAATCTTCAAGCTCTCAATCTTCTGTTCAACCCTGCATATTGCATCAACATGTTCCGATTTCATACATACCTCGGCAGTTTGTGAAAGAACACTGGTTTCCACCAGTGAAGCTATTGTAATACCCCATGATTCTAGATGCAACATAGCAAATCATGATTTCTTGAACATGTCAGCGAGCTGATAGCGGTCGCATCCGCGTTGTTGATCCTCTTTGTCAAGGGTACGGGCGTCCAGCGCGCATTGCCAAGTGCCATCAGGCATTGCGAATGCGTGCTGGCAAGTGCGGCAGTTACGCGCCGGCTTGATGGTGCCATAGCACACATCTGCGAAGTCGCACATGTACTTGCAGGTGAAGAAGCCTGGGTTGGCGCCGCGAATCCGATCAGGCACTGCATCTGCAAATACGATGCGTCGCGCGCGTTCGAGGAAGTGCTGCGCTACCGGCTTATCATACATCACTATTTCAGCATGCAGCTCTTCGGTGTTTTTGTTGACTGCAAGATACAACGCGTAGAGCAAACCGAAGTGCTCCATGTACTCCTGCATCTGGATGTAATGATCGGGCTTAGCCTTCTGCACGCCATCATCCTTCAATTCCTCAAAGCTCTTATCGCTGTGTGTTTTGAACTCGCCTAAGCATGGGACACCTACAGGCAAGTCTGGCACGCCTTGCAGGACTGCATCGCAAGATCCGCTGAAGTGCCCGTTGAATGCCTTGAATTGAAGCTGAGTGCCTTTCTCGTTCTGCTGGTACACTGCGATATTCGCAGCAAGCAACATGGCGATAAATCGGCCCTCTTCCAAGTGCCCGCGGTTCCATAGCCGGCGCATGCGCGACTCAGCTTTGCTCGCAGGCTCATGCTTCTTGCCGCGAGGGCTATTGTTCGATACCCACCGCCAGGCGTAGAAGATGGAACGCTCGCATTCCTTACCGATGACGCTCGCGCCCAGGTGTGAACGGTAACCTCCATCCTCCTGCCGATAGGCATCAGTCATGTGAGGTAAGACTTGCGCTTCCATGGCTTTGAACTTGTTACCACGGTCGTCGCAAATCGCTTTATCAATTGCTGCAAGAGTCTGGCTTGCGATCCAGCGTTTGCCCATTTTTGAATCCCCTAAAGGACGTCGCCCAGCAAGATTGCCGGGCGACGAAGCCAATTGCTGCTGAGGTCAGGTGGCCCAGGGCGGACGCACACCAGCAGGGGAAGCTGGAGTGGCAGCAGTCGGAGAGGCCGCAGGCGGAGGGGAAGCCACCGGCGGCGCCATCATACCATTGGCGACGAGCTGTTCGTCGGTCCAACCCGACTTGCGGTACGATTCGTAAGGGATGCCGTTCGCTTTCGCGAGCATCACTGGCCCTGCAGGGACAGCCTGAGGCGGCGGCGCTTGCGGAGCGGGCGCAGGAGCCGGCGCGGCAGGAGCCGCTGGCACTGCCTTGGCAATCCAGGGCGGGGCGCCAGTCGCAGGCGCGCCAGGTTGGGCCCAGGGTTGTGCCGCGCCCACTGCGACAGGCGGCGCTGAGGGCTGGGCAGGCGGAACGGGAGCGGCAGCGGGTGCAGTAGCCGGCGCCGCAGCACTAGCGGCCCACGGCGGAACGCCCTCGGCATCGCCCACGGCGTCGCCTACGTCCGCATTGATCGACGCATACTTCACCACATCATTAGTGGAGTCGTATTGCTTGCCATCCGAACCCAGACCAGCAGGGCGCACCTTGACTTTGACCTTCAGGGGAATGCCATGAAGTTGGGTGCTCGACTGGCATTTGAACACTCCGCAGGCCTGCTGAAGGGCAGCCAAGCCCGAGGCACCCTTGAAGGCAATGTCGACGGCGGTCGGATCCGCGTTCCACAAATTGATGCGATTGAAGAGCTTGCGGTGAGCGTACGGCCCATCCATAATGGTATGCACAACTTCCAAGTAGTTGTTCTGCGGATTGCTCTTGGCAGGCTTGCGTTCCGTGTTGGTCACAGTGCAGTTGTACCAGCCCGCGGGCAGCGGTTCGAAACCCTCTTCGACCTTCACATTGGTTGCATCGAAATTCAGCGCGACGCCATTCATACTTGTTCTCCTAGGATTTTACGGAATACGTAGTTGAGGTTTGCGGGCTCGAGCTCCTCGAGTAAGCCCGAGCGGTCTTTGGCGATGTATTGCAAGTCGCCATCAGTTTGCAGAAAACGATATTTGGTTTTGCCGTCGGTAGAGACCCCCTTTCCGAGTCGGAAGACTTCATCAAAGTAGTAAGGCAGCTTGGGCCCTAGCTTGGATCCAGGCATACTGGGCCAATACTTGATAACACCGGTTTGGTCATCGCGCATGGGTTCCATTTTTGCCGCCATATAAACATGGTACCCAGGCAGGTCGCGGAATTGCCGAACTACCTGTTCCATCTGATCAATGAGCGCGCCGTACGCTTGACGCGGATCTTTGACTTGAGCTTTTGCATTCGCGAGCACCACTTCTGCAATCTCGCTAAGGCTGTCGATGCAAATAGTGCTGAAATGCTCCCGTGCGCGGTTAACTGGATTTGCGAAGTATTGCAGCGCTTCGCCGAGATGATTGACTGTGGTCACCTGCATCACCGGGATTTCGTAGCTGACTTGCGGGTTGCCTACACCGAATAAGTGCTCGAGATTGCGCTTGCTTAGCGACAACAAGCCCGCTTCGGCACTGATAATAACTGGGCGCGGAGCCGTGGCACAAAGGACTGTCTTGCCCTCTCCTGCTCCTGAGTATACCAACGCCTTAACACCTTGCGCGATAGAAACTTGGGAGGTGGTTGACCATTGGACAGGCATGGCTTAGGCCTTCTTCGATTTACGCGGGCGACTGCGTTTCTTGGGCCTGTCCGCAGCCTTGATTTGCTCGAGCTCGGCGTCGAGGCGCGCGACCAAGTTCGCATCCTCTGAGTCCACCTCGTCCCATTCAATCTCTTCGTTCAGGATCCACCACGTATCGCCATCGTTGTAGTACTGGCCTGGTTCCGCTTGGGTTGCGTCCAGCACTACCACAAGACTAACGGCGCCCGCGGTAGCAGGCGAAGCCAATGACTTGTCCGTTGGCGTAGGTGAGGCGGACGCATCCTCTTTTGTGGCCGCATGCGCAGCTTGCCCCTCACGGTCCGCTTGCGGGACGATTTTCAGTTGCGGGCTTGAGGGCTTGATGTCGAGGAGGCCATCAACGAATTTCTTTTGCGCTTCGTTGAGATTGCGATACGTCTTCATATCCAAAGAAGGTTTGTAAACGAACAAATCTTCCCATGGCAATTTCAACCTTTTAATATCCGTTGCCTTGATGTTGTCCAAGTCTTCCTCATTGACTTTGTAATTAAAGCCCGCTTGCAACAACAGGTCAAATCCTTCGCCGAGATCCATGCGGTTTGTGCCTTCGCGGGGATTCGGGAAGTAGAATTCGCTAAGAACGACGCGCTCGAGATGCTCGCTAGTTTTCAATGCGTCCAGTTGCTGTTTCTTCTGATACCATGTTTGGAGACGTTCATACGCTTCTCGAGGCGTAATTTGTTTCTGCTGGGGAAGCTCGCTCATAACTAGATATCCTTGAATGAATGGAAGTTGGAATCGCTGGGCGAGGGCAGCAATAGAACAAATGCGACTACCGGCGCAGTTCTTGCCACAGCTCGCCCAGCGATGGGGTGCCATTATGAAAGGGATTTATCCAGTTTGCAAACCCTATTACGAATACACATCGATGTATATTGCATTGGATATTTACGTTGCGCTATTTTAACAGGAGCGCCCTTTTCCAATTTATTTATCCAGGACTTCAAAATGCTTTATCAAGAAGAATCGTTGCTCATGCGCACGCGCAATCTGTTACAAGAGGCTAGTCTTTCATACCTTGATATCTATAAAGCTACCGGCTTGCCGCCTTCATGGTTGAGCGGCATAGCGACAGCCAAGGTACGCGATCCTTCGGTCAACAAGGTTCAGCGGCTTTACGAATTTCTGTCCGGCACTGCTTTGAAGATCTGAAGGTAGCAAATCATGTACCATAACATTCCACTCGAGCTTCGAGAGTACAACCAATGGGTGTGTTGGCGCTACGAAATCGCCAATGGGCGCAAAACCAAAGTACCATACTGCCCTTCACCTCATAATCCTGCGCACGCGAGCGTGCACAACCCTAATACATGGGGGACTTTCAACGACGCTGTGCAAGCGGCCAACAGCCCTACTATGGACGGCATTGGCTTTGTGCTGACTGAAAACGACCCCTTCACCGGCATTGATATCGACGACAAGCTGGAAAACCCTGCCAGCGAGCAGGAGAAAATCGTCCATCAACGCATCTTACAGCAATTCGACTCCTACACGGAGCGATCTGTGGGCGGGCGCGGCTACCATATAATCATCCGCGGCAAAATCGCCGGCGGGCGCGATCGCGGGCACGTAGGTGTATATTCCACCGCGCGCTACTTGACATTCTCAGGCGACGTGGTGCGCAACGCGCCTATTGCGGAATACCAAGAGCTGCTGACTTTGCTCACTGCTCAAATGCCGGATCCAGGCTACGTTGGCGAACTGGACGAAGTAGAGGGTCACCTCACTGACGTTGAGCTGCATGAAATGGCTCTACGCGCAGCAAACGGTGACAAGTACGCCCAACTAACCCGGGGTGAGTGGAAAGAAATGGGCTACCCGAGCGCATCAGAAGCCGACCTGGCCCTTATATCCATCTACGCATACTACACGCGTGATAACGAGCAGGTGCGCCGCATGTTCCGCTACACCGCGCTAGGCAAGCGGGAAAAACATACAAGCTCTAGCCGCTGGATCGACCGTTGCTTGCAAGTCGCGCGCAAAAAACAACCGCGAGAAATTGATCTCGATCAGGCGCGGCAGGCAGCCGCCGCTTTCCAGAAGGATTTCGACGCAAGGGAAGTTAGCGCGCTCAACGAAATCGCCGTACCTTCGCAAATGTCCCCAGAGCCCGCTAATACGCCTACGCGCGCGCGCGAGGAACCCTATACGCTGCCGCCAGGGCTAGTGGGCGAGATGGCGCGCTATTTCTACAGCACTGCTCAACGCCCGCTACATGAGGCATCGCTAATCAGTGCCATAGGGCTCGCCTCCGGTGTTGCAGGACGTGCGTACAACATTAGCGGTACCGGATTGAATCAGTACTTGCTGTTCGTTGCAGGAACAGGTAAAGGCAAGGATGGCATTTCTGACGGCATACACAGATTGCTATTCGCCACCCGCCAATATGTTCCAATGATTGATGATTTCATAGGGCCTAGTGCATTTGCATCTGGGCAAGGATTGATTCGCGTGCTGGACTCCCGTCCTTGCTTTGTCTCATTGCTAGGCGAGTTTGGGTTGACCTTGCAGGCACTTTCCGATCCGCGCGCGCCCGCAGCTGTTGCGATCCTACGAAAGATTCTGCTGGACTTGTACAACAAGTCAGGCTGGAACCAAACATTGGGTGCAACCGCTTACTCGGACCAAGAGAAGAATACCAAAACAGTGCATGCGCCCAGCGTGACGATCCTTGCAGAATCCACGCCTGAAACTTTCTACGATAAAATCGACTTAAGCGATATCGCGGACGGTTTGATTCCCCGCTTTCAGATTATCGAATATACCGGCAAGCGTCAGCCGCGCAACCGCAACGCAGGCTCGCCGCCACCGCAGTCGCTGATATCCGCATTTGCCAACCTGTGCAGCGTTGCCCTCACCTCGCAAAGCAACAATACATGCTCCGCGGTGCAGACCACCGGTGACGCGCTCGCTTTGCTGGACGCATTTGACGTCATGGCGGATGCAAAGATCAACACTGGTGTACACAGTAGCGAAGCCCAGCTTTGGAATCGCGCGCACCTTAAGGCCCTCAAGCTTGCGGGCGTCATTGCAGTGGGAGTTAATCCGCACGCGCCTACGGTAACTGCCGACATTGCACAATGGGCAATCGACTTTACTCTGCGCGGCACGGAGCAAATGCAAGCTCGATTCAATAGCGACAACATTGGGGAGGGTGACAATAGGCAGATTGCAGAAGTACGGAGAATCGTTGAGGAGTACTTTAAGATGAATAAAAAACAGCTCGATACCTACAAGTGCAGTAAAACCGCACAAGAAGCAGGCATGGTTCCTTACGGATATTTGCTGCGTCGTGCAGCGCGGCTGCATATTTTCAAAAACGACAAGCGCGGTGCAACGCGCGCGCTAAAAGATACTTTACAGACGATGGCTGATACAGGAATGATCCAAATTGTTAATTCGGAGGTTAGCTCGCAGAAACTGCATTCTAGATCCGTCCATTACGCGTTGTCGGCAGAATGGTGATTGAAATTTGAGTAACCCCAGTAACCCGCAGTAACCGGCTAAGTGTTTGAAAAGTAAAGAGTAACCCCGGAACCATAGCAATGCAAAAATACCCAAGGGCGTATACAGGATTACGCGCGCGAATAAACTATAGGGGTATAGGGTTATTTTGGTTATTTGGTTATTTATTGTTATAAATTATTGTTTTAATTAAGAAAATCTAGTAACCATTTAAGTAACCGCGGGTTATTTGCTAAAATAAATCAACTTGTCTAAGGAATTGCAATGGGCGGAAAGATGTCAAGAAACAAAGGGCAGCGTGGCGAAAGGCAAATCATTGACATGCTTCAGCCAATCGTTGATGAAGTATATGCAGCGCATTTGCTAGATGCTCCACAGCTAAAGCGAAACAGCCTACAATCGGATAGAGGAGGATCCGATATTGCAGGATTAGGATGGATAGCCCTTGAAGTGAAATATCAAGAGACTGAACACCTTAATAAGTGGTGGGAGCAGGCTCTCAAGCAAGCAGGCAAAACCCAGGAACCTGTACTAATATACAGGCGCAATCGCACTGCTTGGCAAGCGATGCTACATGGCTTTGTTGGTAGCCGTTCCTGTGGGCAACACACTCCTGTGATTGTAAAGCTCGAGGATTTTCTTGTATGGTTCAGGTTGAGATTGGTCCACGAATTAAAAGGAGAACTGAAAAATGAAACAAGATGCTAAACGCAAATTTGTTTGTATCGACGGTCCGTTCTTGAATGCAACCCTGTGGTTAAATCCTGGTTGCAAAGCCACCTTGTGGTTTACTGTGCGCGGCAAATCAGTAAGGTATGTAACCCGGATGGATGGGTATGCTACGGTTGAATATAGGAGCAGCAATGAGGATGCAACCACTGCCCCTTAGCAATAAGGCGGAGTTAAGAACTGCGCCAACAAAACGTTTGGACGGGGGTCGGTTGCAAGCTCTTCGGCTTAGGCTATGGGAAGAGCATCCTTTCTGCCAAAATTGCCAAAAGATTGTAATTTATCCTGATGGATTTCAGTTGGATCATAAAACCCCTATTGCAGAAGGTGGATTGAATCAAGTGGCTAACTTGCAAATTCTTTGCCATGATTGCCATGCGAATAAGACTAAGATTGATTTGCAGCGAATGGGTGGCTTAGGGGGCGGGTAGTGTTCAAATGCAGGTCCTTTCATATAGGAAACCGCGCGCCCCTGGACGCAGATTTTTTTTTCTAGAAAAGGATC